ACATTAGCTAAAAAAAGTACTTGACAATAGTGTTTTTTTGTTGTAGCTTCCAGTCGAAGCAGGGCGAAGCAGGATGAGCTGTAGCCGCTGGTTAGCTGGGAGCTCAGGGATAGAGACAGAGAGGCGACTGCAGAGGAGCCGTTAGAGTGGGGTTAGAGATGACAGAGAGTGGATACAGAGTCAACGGTTACTCAGAGTATACATAGAGTATGATATGCGCCCCCTGTTAAGGGGGCGTGCACCCTATATTTTTTAAGAGACAGAATAGCATTGCATATAGTGGACAGAATGCGTATATTAGCGTCATGAAGCAGGTATATTATAAAAGGTTTTCAGGAGACAGGTGGAGGCCGCTGGAGGTAGACGTGCATCGCATGTTAAGTGAATTGGCGGACAGTGATAATCATATCATAGATTCGTACACGGGTGATGCATTATTTTATTACGGAGAGATACCAATATCTGAGTTAAAGATAGGCGGGAGGCGTTACAGTGAAGAAGAGGGCCGGTGGTTTAATGCCGACGCATCTGGTGATGTATCCGGGGTGGCTGCACAAGGGGGACTGGATACAGACAAGGTTCAGGAAGAGACATGGCAGGAAGGGGAAGACTGAATATGTTTACGCTCATATATATACGACAGAGAGTGCAGATGCACAGGGTATCCCGTATATGCACTGGAGAGACGAAAGGATAAAGGTTGGGGACTATGCACTGTTTGACGATGGGTATGTATGCGAGGTCATGAAGATATACGAGCTGCCGGTACTGCAGAGGGAGGATTACAGCACAAAGCGGGAGGTATTGAAGGACGGAGTCCTGCGGAGGGTTCTTGTGACAGCAGGTGGCAGTGCATACACAACGTTCATGAAGCACAACATATATCCTTTCCAGAGGAACCCGTACAACATAGGCGGGTTTCGGGACAAAGTGACCGTCAGCATGCGTATGTCGAAGAACAGGTTTTATGGATGGATGAAGTATTTTGAAGAAGGAAAGAGCCTTGAGCAGATATTTGCAGAGATGTCGGAAGAGCCCTACTGGTACAACAGTGTTACGCATAGACATGCATACCTTGCATTTTTGGACAAGTTTATAGAGGATGAGGGGATGGAGAAGATGATAGAGGAAAAGCTTAAGCGCGAGCTTCAAATGCAGGTAGAGCGGAATATTTCAAATGTCAGCGAGAAGGTAAACGAGGCATTTGACCAGATTGGCGTCAACACGGATGTTATAGCACAGAGGCTTCAGCAGCTAATGCATTCAGACAATGAGAGGGTTGCTTTGGCCGCGATACAGGAAATCAACAAGCTGCTGGATAAATATCCCAAGAAGACGAAGGTGACGGAGAGCGGGAGTGGGCAGCAGCTGCAGATTACAACGAGTGAGAAGAGTGCTATATTGGGTGCACTGAAGGAGTCTGAGGCGGATGAGTAACGTACTGAACCTGACGCAGCATGAAAAGCAGGTTCTTATGCATAAGATGGAGCATGATCTGGAGCTGTTTGCAAGGATTGTTCTTGGGCATCACTTGAGAAATGACGCAGGGTTCTCCTATCCTGTGTGTGATGCACAGAAGACGGTCTGCGATATGCTTCTGCAGTATCGTAAGCACACGTGTATCGTACTTCCTCGAGGTATTGGTAAATCCACATATTCAACAGCTATATACCCCCTGCACTCTATTGCATATCAGAAGGATAAGTTTATTGTTATTATTTCTGAGACGTATGGTCAGAGCAAGTACTTCCTTGAGACAATCAAAGACGAACTGGAAAACAATCAGATATTCAGATATTTTTATGGAAATTTAAAGTCTCCCGATAAGTGGTCTGAGGATGAAATAGAGACAGCCACACTGCCCTGGAGACGCGCTATAAAGATAATTGCACGAGGAGCAGGGCAGAGGGCTCGTGGTTTAAAATGGGGTCAGAACAGGCCTACACTTATTATTATGGACGACTTTGAGTCTGAGCAGAATACGGAGACGCCGGAGCAGATAGATAAACTGAAACGATGGGTGCATGCTGTTATTAACCCGTCCCTGAGCGCCAATGGGCGTGTGTTGTTTATTGGAACAATTGTGCATCAGGACTCTTACTTGAACTCTGTAAGGAGGGACCCGAACTACTATGTAAACCCGCAGAGGCATTGGCAGATTATTGACGATGCGTGGACAACGCCTCTATGGCCTGGAAGATACACGGTAGAGAGTATTACGGCACTGAGAGACTCTTTCCGCAGGCAGGGCTACGAAGACCTGTTCTACAGAGAGTACATGAACCAGCCTATTTCACCATCAAATCAGATATTTAAACGTGAATACTTCAAAAAATACAATGGAAAGCTTGAGTACTCGTCTGGCAAAGCGTATATCAGGAACTGTGAGCTCGAGGGAACTTTGCTGGGAGATGTTGAGGTTAATCTGTTTATTGGAGTGGACCCTGCAACGGGGGGAGCGAATTCGGACGACACAGTCATCGTGACCATTGGAGTAGACCGTGAGAATAGAATCTTTATTGTTGACAATATGCATGGGAAAATAAACCCGTCAGAGACGATAAATGTTCTATTTAAGATGAAAGAAGACTATGGTAAAGCATTAAAGGGGGTTGTAATAGAAACGGTAGCCTATCAGGCTGCGTTAGCCGTATTTCTAAGGAGCGAGGAGGTGCGCAGAAACAGCTTCTTAGGCATTCGAGAGGTTAAGCCAAGGGTATCTAAGGGGGATAGGTATGGAGACCGTTTAACGGGCCTTGAGCCGCGCTACAGGGCGGGACAGTTATACCACAGGGAGCACGAGGAGGAACTGGAGTCCCAGCTACTGCTGTTTAATCCTACACGTAAGAACAACAAGGATGATATGATAGATGCATTATGGAATAGTATACAGTATATTTATAAACCGAGTGGTAAAATGGTGGAAACTATTAAAAAAAGTATTTGGAACAGGGGTAGAAAAGGCTTAAATTGGCGGGTAGTATGAACTGTATCATACGCATGGAGAAGACACATGAAAGTGGATGTAAGGAAGATTTTTCAGGAACTGGTAGCCCTTATGAGGGAACGGTTTCACGGCAAGGTTGTGCTGTCTTATAATAATGGCCGCATAACCAATATCCGCAAAGAACATAGTATCTCAATGGAAAAGTTTAAGGCGGATGAAAATGTCTAATAAAGAAGTTTCTAAGGATGTTCAGAAAAGCATTGAGCTAATGCTTGATTATCAGGCAGAACATCTGAAATGGAAGAAACAGGCGAAGGTTAATAGAGACTATACCCTTAATGCACAGTGGACAGCAGAAGAGCAGGCCGTCTTAGATGAACGCGGACAGGCCGCACTTGTCATTAACAGAATCTTCCCTATTATCGACCAGAAACTTGCCATGATGACATCAAGAAAGCCTGGGGTGAAGGTGCTTGCACGTGGAGATGAGGACGTGCAGCAGGCTAAAATGATGCAGTATGTGCTTGACTACATTTGGCACATCTCTGATGGACAGACAGTTTACCAGATGGTTGTGAATGACTCACTTGTCACTGGAGTTGGATACTTTTACAGCTATATCGACAGCTACGCGGATAAGGGCCTTGGAGAAGTAAAGATAGCTTACGCGCATGGGGAAGATGTCTATGTTGACCCCGCATCAAAAGACCCCTTGCATAGAGACGCAGAACATATTCTCGTTGTTAAGAATATCACCAAGGCGCAGGCCATTAACATTTATCCAGATAAAGAAAAGGTTATCATGGATGCTGCTGGCACAGAAGGTGTAGTCGGGGGCTCATCCAATGATTTGCAGAAAAACGAGAATCAGAGTATTCTTGGTGACACCTACTATCCCAGCGCAGCCGAAAGCGAATCGGAAACTATCACTATTATTGAACGATATACAAAGGGATATGACGTCTTCTATCGGGCTATTATCGAGAGTCCGGATGGGGGAGAAGAGCAGATACTGACAAAAGAAGAGTACAGAGAGCTAAATAGAGCAACCGATGGTGAATTGCCGGCTGTTAAGTTCTATAAGCCGGTCGTCCGCGTGCTGTGTTCCGCTGGCAGCTCTGAATTGTATAAGTACACTCTTAATATATCAGATTATCCGATTGTGCCTGTATCCAATGTCATTACAGGGACGGCTTATAGCATGGGGGAACCTGCGTTCCTCATGGGACAGCAGGATATGATAAACAAGTTCTATAGTCTCATGATTGCACATGCAACTACAAGTACCAATCCGCGTGTTTTTCTTGAAAATGGTGCAGTAGAGGACATTGACGAGTTTAGAGATACCTATTCACAGCCAGGGGCTATCCTGACATATAACAATGGCTATCAGATGCCGCAGTCCGCACCTCCTCTCCCACTCCCGAATGCACTGTATACCCTTACGTCTGACCTGAAGTATGAAGCAGAGTATACTGCAGGTGTCTTCCCGCTTCAGCAGGGAAGCGCTGCAGGCGCTCCTCAGACATACTCAGGCACACTGGCTATTGAAGAGTTTGGGAACAGACGCGTTAATCTTAAGCTCCGCAATGTTGAGCGTGCGCTTTCTCAGCTCTTCACCATTACACTGGAGCTGGCCCAGGGGCATTACAGCGTCCAGAAGATTGTGCGTATTATCTCTCCCGATGGCTCGTCTGTACAGAAGCAGACCATCAATCAGCCCGTAAAATGGAATCAGGACGGACAGGTTATACAGCGATTTAATGACATGTCTGTCGGAGAATATGATGTTATGGTGGTGGCGGGCTCAACTGCACCGTCAAACAGGTGGGCTGAAATTGAAGAGTACTTTAAATTCTTTCAGGCAGGGCTTGTTGATGATATTGCCGTCCTGAATAAGACCGAATTCCCAGATAAAGATGAAATCATACAGCGCAAGTCTATGCTGATGCAGACTATGCAACAGGTAGAGCAGCTGAATAAAGCATTGGAAGCCTCTGTCAAGCAGGTTGAACAGCTTCGTAAGAAGAATCAAGACCTCGAGATGGAGATTGAACTTGAAAAATTCAAGGCAAACCTCGATGCAGTACTCTCAAAGACACGAGCAGACGCTTCGGCTGCTACTAAGAATGTCCAGAATGTGCTGAAATATGCCGTCAAAAAACAACAAAGTCAGGACACCTCCGGACGAGGCGGAGCTTCTGGACAAATAACTCCTTAGGAGAGAAAATGGCTAAAGAAAACAAATCCACGGACACTTCAGACGTTGTTATTCCCAAGAACGAATCCCTCTTGATTGATGGACTTGGGGAACCAATTCTGGACTCCGGGAACGCACTCGATACGGACGTGGAACTCGCGAGTGCATCTGTAGAAGCTCCAGAAAGCGAGCAGACAGAGACACAGGATGGCGTAAGAGAAGGCTATGACCCCACCTATTGGCAGTCAGAACACGACAAACTCAAGGCCGAATATGAACGGCTTAATGAAGAGTATGGTGCAATAAGTACTATCAAGACGGAGTTGGAGTCTAATGAAGGCCTACGTGAAGCTATTAGAGAGTTCTACACACGCTCAGATGGCCCTCAGCAGAAACAGCCGCATCAGCCGACTCAGCTGCCCGAAAGCCAACTTGGTATCCAGAGACCTGGCGATTACAATGAATTTGATGCCTATCAGGACCCGTCTTCGTCGTCCTATCAGTATCGGATGAAGTTGCAGCAAGCTCGGGATAATGAGATTATCAAGCAGGCGCAGACAGCAGCAGAAAAAGCCGCAATGCAGGCGTTTCAAAAGGAACAGCGCAGAATACAGGAGATGCAGCAAAAGAATGAACTCAAGCGCCAGCAGGAAGAGTTTATGCGCAGGCGTGGACTAAATGAACAGCAGTTCAATCAGTTCATGGCTGACATTAACAAAACCCCTGCTACGTTTGATGAACTCTATGATTAC